TGTCTTTGCAATCAACGACATTCTCATCAATCGCACACTCAATATCATCTTCAAAGTTCCTGTACTCAATAGGAGGAACAAAAATATTTTTGATTGCCTTGATTGCTTTTTTAATCATGCCAGAATTAGTTTCTTACTATAGTTATATGAGTAATATTCCCTATTACCCTTGATACCCCATCCTAACCAATAATAGGCAGGAACCATGTATTGACTGATACTATATCCACGTCCTTCGAATGTTGGTAAAACACTTTGGAACTGATCTTCGTTAATCATATAACGAACTTGACCCTCAAGACTGCTAGGATCACAATCATACTTTTTGCAAAAAGAACCTAACCCCAGATATCGTGCCTCAGTGGTCCATTGAATCAAACCATATCCACCACGGAGACATTTTTCATAAGATACTCTTGCCCCACCCTCACAGATATTGGACTTGAACATGGATTCTTGTTTGATATTTCCCATGATAGTTGCCAGTGCATTTCTATCGGAAATCTTTGTTTGTGTTTGAAGTTGCTCCAAAACATACTGTTCTTCAGGAGAACAATCTAAACACTTCCAAGTCTTTTCAAATTTGACTACAGGAATTTCGACAGGAGGAGGTGCAGTAGCAACCTTTTCTTTAGGTGCATCAATAACAAATGCAGCTGCAAAAAATCCAAGTCCAAAAAATGCTTTAATCATCTTCTCCAAGATATTCAAGTGAATAAACTTCATGATCCTCAACGTTAGGGTCTAACCATTCGGCAAACTCCATTCGAAGGGCATGAGCATTTTCAACAGATTCTAAAACGTCATCGGATTTCATATCACAGAGGGTGTGCAGTCTATCAACTGCCCAGTCATGTGTCACTGTCAGTGTTTCTTCCAAAGTTACCATAGTCCTTTCGCATGTAGCGTCCGAGAATATTGCTATTATAGAACGCAGGGTCTCCATTGTCAAGTGCCTCAGATAAGACATTATTTAAGAACAGTTGTTTTGTTTCCTCAAAGTTACAAGTTCCTTTTGTCTTATGTAAAGAAAGGATTTCTCTCTTAAAGAATACTTTATTGTTAGTCTTTTTGATATCTTCTTTTAATTCTGGACAAGATCCGTAATACCGCTTCCAATCACTCTCTTGTTTTTGTTTTCTTTTCTTTCCTGGTGGCGTTCTAAACGACCAAAAATACTTTCTTCCAATGTACGATCGACCGTTGAGGAGATTGGTAATTTTATAAACAAAACCAAAGTTGTCCCCAATAGAATCACTATCAAAAGGTTGTTCCAGGTATATCCAAGGATTTTCATAACTCATCTTATAGATCTCAACGATCTATTATTTATCTTTAACGGGAACAAACCTAGTCTAAGTAGTTTTTTATGATTTGTCAAGTGCATGATGCCTTTTTCTGTGACAACACGCACACACAATTACACATTTTTCAATTTCTTCATCAATTACTTTCTTTGACCTCATAGACATTTTGCTAATGAAAGAACTTCTACCTATAGCTTCACTTTTCGTTTCCTCATCTAAATGATGAAAATCCATACAATAGTCAGGAAAAGTTTGACCACAGTCCATACAAGGAATATTTTTTCTACTTCTTATATAATCTGCTCTTTCTGACCACCGTTTTCTTTGTGCTTCTGTTATTGGCATTTTATTTTTATTTATAAAAAAAGAGAGGTCGCATAGACCTCTCTTTCTCAAAGAATTATATCAGTCCTTAGGCATCTTTGCACCCGACTTATGACGGGTTGTGCCTGCAGAATCAACATAAGTTTCTCTCTCCCTTCTTGGAGTTACATAACCGACACCAGGAACTACACCGGTCTTACCAGCATCTCTGGCAGCATTTCTTGCTGCTGCTCTTTGTGCTGCTCTCTTACGATTGCGATCATAAGAACTCATTGCCTCACTCATTTCTGCTTCCATGATTGCTTCGATCTCCATTTCAGAGAACAATCCGGTTGCTTCTAGTTCTTCTTTCTTGAGGTTTGCTTTACGATACTCCAGATCTGCACGAGTGCCACGATCCATCTTACCCTGTGACTTGGGCTTGGTCTTACCACCTACATCAGGTTGCATACCAGGATTTGCTGCCTTGACTCTGCGACCATGAGTATATTCAGCACCTGATTGCTTTGAGTCACCAGACACCATCTTACCACCCTGAGAACGGGAGTCGGCATATTCTTTATCTGACTGACCGTGCTTGCCTTTGTAGACTTCCTCAACATCTTGAGGTGCATACATTTGATTATAAAGTTCTTGAATTGTTGCAATATCGTTGTAGTTCATTTGCTCTTTCCTTGCTCTATCGGTTACATAATCGGCACCTGCCTTGACAGCACCCGCACCAACAGATGCTGCCTTACCAACGCCTCTAACAAGTTTCTTCAGTCCTCTCTTTAAAAGACCATCCTTTCTCTTCTTAGGTGCTGCTGATGTACCTGAAGAAGATGATGATGAAGGAGTTGAAGAATATGTAGAAGACTCACCACTCGAAGAAGATGATGAAGGAGATGAAGAACCTGTAGAAGACCCACTACCAGAACCTTTCTTACCTCTCTCATATCCTTTCTTAGCAGCACTCTTAACTGCACTACCTGCTCTCTGTGCCGTACTCACTGCCCTTGCAGCAAGTCCTACACCACCTTGTACTGCCTTTCCTACTTTCTTGACCGCACCTTTGATTCTTGAAAGTGCCGATGCTTTCTTCTCTGAAGAACCACTAACTTTTTGCTTACTGACATTTAACCTTGCTCTTGCCTTAGCACCAGCATCACCACTACCTTCACCAGCAGCTGCGGCAACCTTATTCTTTGCTCTTAGTGCAGCAACCTTTGCAGGATTAGTTACTTCACTTAAAAGTTCCAATTCAGAATCAATCGACTCACAAATCGTTTCTTCTAAAATTTCAATATCAAGTCCTTCTTCCAAGCACTCATTAAAAAACTCAGTTACTTGTTCTTCAATATACTCATCTGTAAGATCATCAAGATCTTCATCAGTAAACTCATCTAAGATACTTTCGAACTTAGGAGAATATACACTCTCATAAAGACTTCGAAGTTCTCCATATTCTGATTGAGATAAAGATTTCATTTTAATTCTTAAATTACCCTTTATAAGGATATTTATAAAAAAAGAGGGTCTTAATGACCCTCCTCATATGCTTCATATCCATTGTATTCTCCAAACAGATAATCATCTGCTTTTGCTGCTTTTTTATATGCTTCTAAAGCATCTTCAGTTTTTACACAATTACATTTACAATTACCTTTACAGAGAGAATCCTGCAAAGGTATCTTTGGTAACGTCTTGCTTGATTCCTCCGACAATGTAAGATTCGACTTCTGTTTCTTGTGGAGCCACTTGGAGACCCTTTGACGAAATCCAATGTTCCGTCCAGGGGAGTGGGTTATTCTTTGCTGGTATGTCATAGATTGGTTTAAGTCCGATTGCCTTCATTCTACGATTAGCAATCCATTCGACATACTGTTGTAACAGTTTGTCATTTAGACCAATCATAGATCCATCTTTAAACAAATATTCTGCCCAAAGTTTTTCCTGATTTACAGCATTCTCAAAAGTGCGAACTAACCAAGGTTCTTCTTCCTTAGCAATTTTCTTCATCTCAGGATCATCACCGTTCATCCAATTTTTCAGAATATTTTGTGTAATAACTAGGTGTTGATTTTCATCTCTTGCGATGAGAGAGATGATTTTTGCACTTCCTTCCATAAGCTTGAGTTCGCCAAAAGCAAAACTGCAAGCAAAGGATACGTAAAAGCGAATACCTTCAAGAATATTAACATTTGCAACTGCTCTATAGAGTTTGCGTTTGAGTTCATATCTTCCTTCTAGTGCGGTGGGAACTTGCTCTAATGCGTGCATCCAATCATTTCCATTATCATACTGATGTGCATGATTAATGAAATCATTATATGCTTGTGTCACACTGACTGCACGTTCCATAATACGGTCCTCTTTGAGGATAGTATCAAAAACATCTGATGGATTTGAATATACATTCTTGATGATGTAGGTGTAGGAACGACTATGAATCATCTCCATAAACTCCCAAACCTTCATACATGCTTCCAATTCGGGAAGAGAGCAGTATGGAGCAAATGCCATACCAGGACCTCTCCCTTGCACAGAATCAAGCATAACCTGATATTTCAGGTTACTAGTAAAGATATGCTTTTGTTCAGGTCGTAGTGATTGATAATCTCCACGATCTTTCTGAAGAGAGACCTCTTCAGGTCTCCAAAAATAACCAAGTTGCTGAGTAGTTAGTTTTTCAAAAATTGGATACTTGTAAGAATCATATCTCTGAATTCCAAGTGGTTTACCGAAAAACATCGGTTGCTTTTTAGTATCAATCTCTTCAGAATTAAATACGGTCATAGAATCGACCACTGGACGCTCCTCTTTATTTGTCTTAAATCTTACAAGACTCACAGTCTTCCTCCTCTGCTGCTTCTAATTGACTAACCAAAGTATCAAGTGATTCGGTAGATTCTTCATCTACCTCATCAGTTTTAATATCATATGTGTTTTGATAGTAACTGGTTTTCCAACCGTACTTATATGTAGTTAAAAGATCTTGTGCCATTACAGACACAGGTATCTCATTGTTTGGATAATGCTTAGGATTATAACTCCAGTTACCAGAAATTGCCTGATCAAAGAACTTTTGCATTACTGCAACGATATTGATATAACCTTTATTCGAAGTCATATCCCAGAGCAATGTGTAATTGTTCCTTAGTGTATTGTACTGCGGAACAATCTGCTTAAGAGGTCCTTGTTTTGATTTTTTAATGGACAAGAATCCTCTAGGTGGTTCAATTCCATTGGTTGCATTTGACACAACGGAACTGCTCTCTGAAGGCATTTGTGCGGACAGTGTTGAGTTCCTAACTCCATACTGCTGTACCTGTGCCCGAAGACCCTCCCAATCATAGTGAAGCTCATTTGGCACAATCTCATCTACGTCCTTCTTGTATGTATCAATCGGAAGAATTCCCTGACCATATTTGGTGCGATCACTATATCCACAAGCACCCTTTTCTTTCGCAAGATTGACGGTTGCCTGAATCAGATAGTATTGGAATGCTTCTGTGAGATCATGAACAAGTTTCCATGCTTGAGATTCTTCATAGTCCCAACCATTTTTGGCAAGGTAGTGTGCAAGTCCAATGTAACCGATTCCAAGTGATCTACGTGCTTTGGTGGCAATTTCTGCTGCTTTGACGGGATATTGTTGAAAATCAATAAGTTCATCAAGACTCCTAACAGCAAGATCGCAAAGAATCTGAAGATCTTCAAGGTCACGGAGTTTACCAACATTGATAGCACTAAGAATGCAAAGAGCAATTTCACCACTAGTATCATCAATATGCTGCAAAGGTTTAGTTGGAAGTGTAATCTCTTGGCACAAGTTGCTCATCTCAACTTTATCCACAAAGGACGAGTGAGAATTGCAGTGGTCAATGTTCATAATATAGATTCTACCAGTTTCTGCCCTCTCTTTCAAGAGGTCCATAATGAGTTCTTGAGCACCGATAGTTTTTCTTGGAATAGACTGATCTGATTCATAATCATTGTATAGTGCATCAAATCCATCAGTACCAAAAGCATCATACAGACCAGGAACGTCGTGTGGAGAGAAGAGTGAGATTTCTCCGTTTTGGATGAAACGTTCATAGAAAAGTTTAGAAATTTGGATACTATAATCTAACTTACGAACTCGGTTATCTTCAGTTCCTTTATTATTTTTTAGGACTAGAATGTCTTCGATTTCTTGGTGCCAGATTGGGAAGTGGACAGTTGCTGATCCACCTCTGATGCCATTTTGAGTGCAGCATCGGACAGTTGCTTCAAACTTTTTGAGGAATGGGACAACACCTGTGTGCTTAACTTCTCCACCTCTAATCTTACTGTTGATG